CAAGTTGCACAGCAACTTATCTTTGAACCTAATAGAGAATCAACCCTTCAAAGATTCACTGCTTTGGTAACTCCGATCTTGAAGAGAGTCCAGGAAAATCAAGGTGTTGATCGATTTAGGGTTGTTATTGACTCTAGCACAACTACTCAGGCAGATATTGAAAACAATACTGTTCGAGGAAAGATCTTCTTGCAGCCTACGCGGACAGCAGAATTCATCTCGCTTGATTTCGTGGTAACAAATTCAGGAGTTGATGGACTTTAAGGGACGTTTTTGTTCGAAGCATATATTTATAACGTGTCACCCTAGGAGATTGTAATGGCTGAGACCCTTTCTGTTGCTGAGATGCTTCCAAATAAATTTGAACCTAAGCGCCAGTTTAGGTGGGTATTTGCAATTGAAGGCATTGATGCCTTCTTGATGAAGTCAGCCGCAAGACCTACAATTTCCACTGAGTCTGTAACGCTTCCTTTTATTAATCACACTCGCTATCTTGCTGGTCGAACAACATTCGGCGACATGTCCGTGACGCTTTACGATCCAATCGCACCTTCCGGCGCGCAACAGGTCATGGAGTGGATTAGAACTCATTTTGAATCTGTTTCTGGACGAGCAGGCTACGCAGATTTTTACAAGCGTGATTGCCAGATCAAGATGCTTGACCCAATTGGAACAGTTGTTGAGCTTTGGGACGTCAAAGGTGCGTTTATCACAAACGCTGAGTACGGATCTTTGAGCTATGACACTAACGATGCCTCAGAGATTTCCATGACTCTTCGCTTTGACAACTGCGTGCTTCAATACTGATACTATCACCCTAAGATAAAGCTCTTTTAGTTCTGGTCATGCTATTTAACAGATAATCTATCTGTAATACAATTCCTATACGAGGAGCTTTCATGTCTAGAAATGACGTATTTGGCGCTGCAAGCGCATCAGACCCCAGAGTGGCGGAAACATTAGAGCAGGCACAGCAGGATCTTGGATTCGATATCCCGATCGAGACTGTCCCTTTGCCTTCGCTAGGCAAGGCATATCCCCCGGATCACCCGCTGCATCTTAAAAACTCAGTTGACATTCGAGCGATGACAGCGAGAGAAGAAGATATCTTAACATCCAGAGCCTTTATTAAAAATGGTACTGTAATTACTAATCTGATTCGATCTTGCTTAACAGATAAGTCAGTAGATCCGAGATCGCTCCTATCGGGGGATCGAAACGCAATTCTTGTTGCCATTAGGATTACTGGCTACGGCGCAGATTATCATACTAATGTTACTTGCCCTGTATGCGGAACAGCTCAAGTGCATTCTTGCGCTCTGTCCGACTTGCCAATCAGGTCGCTTGAGTCAGACCCAGTTACTCCCGGGAGAAATGAGTTTGAAGTTGTCCTCCCGGTGTCAGGTAAGAAAGTGACCCTATCTTTCCCGACAGGCTTGGACGAGGAAGAAGCGCTAACTATCTCGGAGAGAAAACGAAAACAGGGGATCGTAGTAGATAATCTTGTCACAGAGAGGCTCTTTAGAGCTATTACGTCCATCCAGGGTAATACAGACAAGTCTTACATCAGCAAGTTTATCCGCAACATGCCCGCTAGGGATTCCTTAGAAATCAGGAGGTTCCTAGAGAAAAGCGAGCCTACCGTTAACATGGTGACACTCTTCGAATGCGAAGCTTGTGAGCTGCAGGAGGAAATGCCCCTACCCATGGGGGCAAACTTTTTTTGGCCTGAAACCTGAGGATCGTGAGCTTTTCTTAGAGCAAGCATTTTTGCTTATGTACTATGGGGGCTTCACGTATTCTGAGGCATATAAGATTCCTACTCGTTACCGCGTTTGGTTCATAGATAGAATCAATAAAGAGTTTAAAAAAGCTGCAGGGACGGGAAATGAGTCATCCCGTGCATCACATAATAATGACCCCGGAAGCAGATCTATGAGGGGTATGTCGCGACAAACAGGCCCGTCTAGGACAAGAAGATTCACTTAGCGCATATTTAATCTTGACTCCCGAGAACCTCTATGGCCACCAAAGAACAAATAGAATTACAAAAGCAGCTCATCAGACTGGCTGAAGAATATGAGACTATTCTCCAGCGCATCCAAAGCGGAGAGATAAAAGGCAGAACAGAAATAGAGGATGCTTACAATAGAATCGAAAAGACTCAGAGGAAGGCGCAAAATGAGAGCAAGACTGATTACGCAAAGTTTCTCAAAGAAAATCCCAAGCTAAGAGATTCCTTTAAAGACCTCAGCAAAGCGCAAGAAAAAGCAACCGCGACCACCGGGGGCTTAGGCAGAGGACTCGGCGGCCTAATGGACCAGTTCGGCCCAGCAGGTCTTGGTATGGTCCTGGGCGGATCTGCTCTAGGGCTCACAAAACTCACTGGTGTTCTTAAAAAGGTCTCCGAGGGCTTTGACGGACTGTCCAAGCCTATCTTGATGTCTCGTGAGGCGATCACAAACGAGTTCGGGCAAGCTATAAACGACCAGGGTGAGTTGATGACTAACTTCGCCGGCGACGCCGCGAGGTCTCAAGAAAACCTTATGAATGAGCTTGCAAAGACCCCGCGGGGCCTTGCAGCAGCCGACCCTTACATGCGCAGCTTCTCTCAGAGCTTTACCAAAGCCCAGCAAGAACTTGTGCAACGGACCGCGAAGATGCGCCATGCCGTTGGCACTGAGATGGAGTATTTGCAAGCTGCCTTTCGGACTCACTCTAGCGTCAAGGAGATCGATCATCTGCGATTAGCTTTGGGTATGACGGAAGAAGACCTCGCTTCAGTCGCTGCGCAGGCCCAGATAGGTGGAACTACTCTGGTCAGGCAAATGGCAGTCTCTGCACAAGCAACTGACAAGATGAGTGAAAGATATGGTGTGAATTTTGGGCTTGTCAGAAAAGCTACAAACGCTCTTCGAAAAGACTTCGGCACTTTCGGTACTTTTAGCGAGCAGCAACTGGCAAAAGTTGCAGCCCAAGCAGTTAAGCTAGGCGTCTCTCTTGACGGCATCAAGAAGATGACGATTCATGATAGCTTTGATACTGCAGCAGAGAAAGCCGCGATGCTCGGCCAGTCCTTCGGGATAAACATAGACGCTTTTGACCTCTTTATGGAAGAAGATCCCGCTGAGCGCCTTCGAATGATCCAAGAGGCTGCTCAACAAGCCGGCGTCGATGTCGCAAACATGTCACGTGTCGAGATGAAGCACCTTGCTGATCTTACTGGCATGGACGTCAAGGATACTATGAAAGCCCTGAGCGATTCCGGCCAGAACCTTCGAAGCCAGCTGGGTGTTGCAGAAGAAGGTAAGGTTGCAGCAGAAGATCGATTCGCACAAAATAATCGAATGATAGAAGTCCAGGCCTCCTTAGCTGACATTATGAAGAAGGTTGGCACCAACATCGCAACAATAGGTACTGATACCGGCGCAGACATTGTCAAGGGCCAGATGGAACTCTTTAAAGCGCAAGGAAATAATTTCCAGAAAATGGGCAATGCACAAATCAACGCCGCGGCAGCCCTTACTAAAGCATCCGGGGAATTAATTACCTCAAACAAGCTCATTCAAGAGTTCGTGACAAAGGCGGGTGATGTCGCATCGCGAAATCTTGTGGGAGAGGGAACCAAGGCGATCACCGGCGGCCTCGCCGCAGCGGATGACATGCTCAAAAAGATTCAGGCCCAGCGGGAAGCCGGCGGAGGTCTTAGGGACGAAGCGTTCCTAAAGACCCTGGGAGATAAGAAGCAACAGGCCTTTGCCCTCCAGATCATCAAGGTGTTTGACACAATAGGGAACCAGGCCATCCAGGCTGCAAAAAAAGCTGCAGATGCAATGTCTGCGAAAAAACCTCTTGCAGGTACAGCGGAAAACCCGAGTCACGTCACCCTACCTACACCACTTCCCGTAAAGATGGAACCCGGAACTATACAACAACCTCAGGCTGCAGCACGTCAAACTGCCACCGCGAATGTTCCAGTAACCGCAGACGGAGGAAAATTAAAGGCAGGAACACCCCAAGTTTCAAGCCCCATACCTATTGACTTAACTGTGAATCTCCTCGCCAGTAATGACGTGCTTGCTACAGCCACTGCAAATGGAACCCCTGATGGGCAAGCTTCTTCCGTAGGAACCCAACTAAACAACGGTAACCGTGCTGCGAAGGCGGTGGGCGTCGGCGCTTGATAGGGAGTAGAACTTGTCCAAGAAGATACCTATAAAGGCGCAGCAGTGGAGTCCTGCTCACGATGAGATTATGAACTCTCCAGAGATTACGAGAATCTTACGAGAACTACCTGAAGAGAGCAGGGCTCAAGTTGAGAAGCACCTTCGAGATTATGTATCTGTCCTCGGCGGCGTGATCACGACTATGAGCAACTTCAAAACCGCGGCCCAGCAGCAGGAGGACAAAGATGGCTGATGATACAAAAAAGGTCCTTATACCCAAGGATAGAAATGGCGATGACCAGCTGGGTAATGACTTCACAGCTGCCAATGCCAACTATGCCGCGATGCCGGGCTTTGGGAACGCAGGCCAAGATGATCTGCCACTAGAATCTCCCCAGCCTCTAGACAACGTACAGCAGGTAAGCTTAGGTTCTGCAAGGCAAAAGGTTTTAGATGACACCAGAATTAATCCTCGTCAACCTGGCGTAACTGATACGCTTGATTCGGCATCACAGTTTCTACCAGATGAGCTTGCACACTCCACAGTGGACAGACCGAGCACGCTTACGTTGGGCAGCATGTTCAACAAGGGCTTACCTGGAATTAGGAAGTCACCCGCTGTCCCACGACCCGGCGACGCACTAAGAGATATCAGCACTGATTCGCAGTCTCTGGATCCGCAAAACGCGCCACAGGGTCGAACAGTGGCCGGAACTCCGGGGCCCGCATACGGAAACCCCGACCAACAACCTGGTGCCGGCCCAGTTGTGCAGCGCACAGTATCAGCAGTGCTCACTAGAAATCGCTTTGCAGGCATGCACAAAAGAGTTTATGCTCCGGCCAACTCAAACCCCGATGATCAAGTTATAGGTTCTTTTCAATCTCAAGTAGGTGCTTACGATTCTGAGGCACCCACGAATGAGCCGACTCAAGCAGGATATGCCTTCACTCTTGAGGATCTTAAGGGAACCGCCGCTCAATTAATCAGTCAAGCTGCAGGGTTTTCTACCCAGGGTAGAGAGACAAATCAAGATCAGCGATATGCTAGTGAAGGTGTCGCAGTCTCTTCTGTTCGCCCTAGGAATCTCCAGGAGGGCGATATTACCAATGATGCCTTCATTAAGTCTAAAGCATCCACGGGAGAGTTTGATGAGCCGAATGACGGAGAGCCAATAGAAACTTTCGGACAGCTTAACACCCC